GTAAAAATTTAGACCGAACTTACGTCACTAATCAACTCTGCTAGACTGAATCCGTTTGATTCATCTCCATCTAACAATACCAAATCAAATTCCTCACCAACTACTGCTTTAATATCTTGATTCATTGAGAATGAATTTAGATTTACAGTTGGGAACTCCAATTTGAATGATGGATTTGTTTCCACACCTATAGTCGTATTTGTATCTATTACTTCAAATCTGAACGACTTATTTGTATTCCCTTCAAACAACGCTTCTGCATATGCTGTATCACCACTTGCCAAAGTCATTTCTTCAAAGTCTTTCACTATGTGTACTCCCATATCCCAATCTAATGCTGATATATCGCTGAAATTAGCATTACCTAGTTTATAGTGTTCGTTATAATTCCTTGAAAATGAAAACACTACTTGGATAAAATCCAAAGCTGTAGCGTCATCTAACTGTGCATATAAATCTTCTAAATATACATTCGCGTCTTCCGAAGCGAAGTAACTTGTAGTAGGATAACTTGCTGTTAATCCACTTGTTGAAGCCCTTTGCTTTGTGATATATGTCGCACTAATCATTGGAATACCACTCGCTTCAAACGTCAATTCTAGATTCACTAACATACCACAAGCGTATTCATATTGATTTGTACCATCAATAATACTGATTGTATATGTAGGCGCTAATCTTGTATTGAGAATTGTGAAACTTATCGTATCTACTCCACTTTCTGGATTATCGTCATCTACATCTCCTGTACCGTAAACTCCCATTAGAAGTTTCGCTAGGACTGTTCTATCTACAGGTAAATCCATCTTAATTTCTGTATCAAAAGTTGTAGTCCTTTGGTCTTTCCTTGTGGTAATTCTACCATTGGAAACGTCAATTTCACCTACACCTTTATTTGGGGTGACTGTAACTGTACCTCTAGCAATCCAATCTCCTGTTGATGGTGCTTCGGCTGTAGCCCTTTCGCTTTCCTTCATTAAGGCAACTTCCACTTGCTGTCCTATAATTTTTGCCATTGTAATTAAATATAAAAAATTATTTCTTTAACTTAGTAAGTCTTCTCGCTTCCGTTAATGAAGAAGCCATTACATTATATTCGCTAAAATAATACTTCTTCTTAGTTCCTTTCCTCTTTTTCCTTTTCATAATAATACGGAACTAACAATTTAGCTTACATCTCTTATTTCCATAAATACTAATTCTATATCACAATACCGAGTATTCTGGGTACTGTCAAGCCAATCTGTATTTCCTATAACAGGATACAACAACATAGCTTCTCCGTTTGCTTGTCTATCCTTATCAAACGCGTCTGTTACTGCGTCTGTTAATAAATACAAATCGTTTTCTGCTTGTGAAATTCCATAACCTTCCTCACTCAAAATGTATCTCAAACTCACCATGAACGTATATTTCCTCTCGTTTGTTTTTGTTGAATGTACTTCTGCTTCACTTCCTTGGAATATAACAATCGCACAAGGGTATTCTACTTCTTTTACTGGGTAGCTATACACATTACCCGCTAACACTTTCGTATCCACACCAGATACTTCTATCGTCACGTTCTCTAGTTTGTCTACAATATAATCTCTTAAATCCGTTATCATTTAATAACTTCATTTAACATTTTATCTAGTGTACTATCCATAAACTTTATACTATTTTTATATCCTCTGAACATAAACTTGTTCGCAGATGTACCAGGGTGATACACCACTTTTACAGGGTGGTCTGCACCTTCCCAAAATAAAGCCTTCTTATTCTTTGGTCTTATTATATGTGGGACTGTTCCTTCGTGGACTGCCGCCGCATAATCTGTATTTGTACTTACATATCCTGAACCTAACCCTAATGCCCTTGTGAATATACTATCTCTTAAAGTACCCCCGAACTTCGGGGCTACAGGACTTTCTATTTGGGCTTCTCTTTGTATTTTGAAAAGGGCTACATTTGTCCACTTATTCACTCCGTTCTTTATCTTATCCGGCATAGCGTTAAAACCCGCTACTAAATCTCTTAACCCCTGTACGTTAGCCATTATTTGAACCATTACATCTCTCTCAACATCACTTTAAGATACGATATATTCCCTGTATCGTAGTCCACTACACTTCTCACGCTAAATGTTTTATCTCCACTATCCCAAACTATCTTATCGTCTTTTAATATATCTTCATCATTTTTACAGAAAAACACCATATCCTTACTTAAAACTCCATCTGCCCTCAAAGCTTCTTCCATTTGTAAATTCTGTACTCTACCTTTAATCGTTACATAAGTACTTGGGTAATTCCATTCTTTACCTGTTTTCGTGGGTCTATATCTCTTTACACTATCTTTATAGAAGTCACCAATCATTAATAATCCCTTCTTTTATATAAGTCTAGGACATCTTTGAATTCATCTATAATACCTCCCCCTAATCCTTTCTCACTTGTATAGGTAACTGAATAATCTCCTAAACTCTCACTCCTAATACCACTTCCTTTCCTTTCGTTATACAAAGCCCCACACATATTGATAAACGCACTCTTTAACGCACTTGGTACTGTAGCAAAACCTCCCGAATAAGAGAAATTCAACTTCTTTCTAGCTGACGATTTATCACTTAAAAACAATACAGCCCCTTCGTCCCAATAAACTTCGTATTCGTCTGAATCAATTTCTTCATCTTCCCAATACGCAGTAAAGGTATCTCCTGAAGCGATTGGATAATGTTTTAATAGAAACTCTCTAGTTGAACCATCTGATTCATGATACTCCTTTACAACATCTTCCTTCTCTATATCTCTACCTAAATAATTCTTAATGATAGAATCTACTTCTTCTGTTATAGCCTTTAGTAATTCTGTATCATCGTCATAGTCTATGTTTAATCTACTTTTAACTTCTTCAACTTTAGCTAACATCGTATCGGCTTCTCAATTTAGTTTTCTATTACCCTTTTACTTCTATCTGGTTTAATCAGCATAGTAGTTTTGTAATTCTTATACTCTTTAGCCTTCTTCAAAGTACCCACTCTTACATCGTTTCTATCCTTTAACTTCTTACCTTCTATTTTATCTACAATACTTACTGATTCCTTCTTAATGAATTGTACTACTTCTAAAGGCACTTCATCTCCACGCGAATATCTAACGCCTTGATAAATGAAGCGTCTATTTGCTTGGTACATAGTAATTTCTTACTAAAGTTATAGTCTGATAACAAGGGGGCTTTTATTGTCCCCCTGTCTATCAACCCGCAACTTTAAGCCGCCGCAGTTGTGAGAACTGATATATAGTCACCAACGTGAACTGCTATATCTAACCTCTCAATGCTTCTCACCGCTTTCATGTCCTGTTCAAATAGGTTATTACTACCTACTGTCGCTTCCTTAGACATATCAAACGATACTTGCTTTCTATCTCCAATTACCATACCTCTTTTGAAGTTACCAAAAGCCAAAAAGCTAGTGGAAACTGCATCGTCATCGGTTTCTGGTGATTTACTAGATAGTGCTACTGGATATCCCATTAGGATTCCCTTATCACCTTCGTTCAAGGTTTTATACAAAGGAATGCCATCTGTGGTCTTTAGTTTTTCAACTAAACCAAACACTGAATCCGACATTATCCAACTTCCGCCTTTTCTATGCTGATGTGCGACCGCGTTCTTCACATCAGTAAGATAATCTGCACTAACATCTGCAAAATTCGTATCACCCGAACTCATAGGAACATCGGTAACATCTGCTGATTCGTAAACTCCTGTAATAGCGGGACTAGAACCACTACCATTAAGGAACTGATTATCTTCCTCACCCGCAATACCTTCTGCGAGTAACTCTATGATGTAGTCAATTACATCTACATTAGCGTCATCAATCAACTCACTTGACATAGCACTAATTGCCGCTAATTTCTTAGCTACAAGTGCTGTACTACCAAAGTTTGGGTTTGTTTCTGCTATTGTATCGGTTTCACCTTCCCAAGAGAGAGTTACACCTGTTCCACCTGCTTTAGGTAGGTTCAAAGTATCACTAACCATAGGAATGATTCTTGCTAACTTTCTAGCAATACCGAAATCCTCAACTGCCCTTGCAATTTCTGCAAGCCAGTATTCAGGTACTAGGTATCCACCTGCACCCGCCGAAAGATTTGAGTTCACAGCTTTTGCACCGAGTTCTACCATTTTCTTGGTATCTCCATTGTTCAAAGCCCTTATGTATTCCACCATCTTTTCCTTCTTTGACATAGACGAAATGTCTAATGCTTTTGGATTTTTGATAACATCAATTGTTTTGATTTTCTCCAAAAGTGGTTGAACTGATTCATCAATCATACTTTTCAAAGAATCCTTTGTGACGAATTCCTTTTTCTCAACTTCTTTCTTTTTTTCTACTTTCTTTTCCATTTGTAAAAAATAATAATCTTAAATATACTTTCCAATCGCTTCATTGAGTAGTGTACCTACATCTTCTTTAGTGGCAAGTTGGTTCTCATCTTGCCCGTCAGCAGGGTTCTCCTCCTGATTTAGATGTAAAGTATCTAACTCTTTAATTGTTTGGACTAATTTGGTTTTCAAGTCGCCTATCTGTTTTATCTCATCTTCATCTGCTTCTAGTTCTACAAGTTCCCTTAATTCCTTACTCATATTTCTATACATAGGAATTATGTTTTTATAATGTTTCAATAGCGCTTCATCTTTATCAATCTCATCTTCCTTATCTTTAACTTTTCCAATAATCTCCTTCACTTCTTTAACACCCTTCAAATCTACTTCTACTTTTTTCACATCTTTATTTAATGAAAACGAATATCCCTTTTTAACAGCCCTCATTAAGGCACTTGGGTTTGCAGGGATAGGAACCCAACTTATTTCTAATAGTTCCGCTTTCTTAATTACATCTTCATCTTCTTCATCTCTCTCTTTCACAATCAAACCTACACTCACTGCGTTTAGAATCTTATCATTAACCAACTCCTCAACTTCTTTAGCTTTAATTGTTTTTGCAAATATTCCATCAACAACAAGTTCCTTACCTTCAACTCTAGCGTTCACCCATTTTCCAACAGGTAGACTTCCATAGTCATGTCCGAAAAGCATTACAGGATTCTTGACAAAATTCTCTAAGTCCCAGCCATCTGCCTTTATAATCTCCCCATATCTGTCCTTCATTTCGTTAGAAGCCACTACCGTAACTCCCTTTTTTGAAACACTTTTAACGCTACCGAAAATTGTACATTTATCCATTTTTTGAAACACTCAAGTTATATTCCCTTCCATTAGGTATAATCTCTATCCAAATTAGCAAAATTCATTAAACAAGTCAAACTTTATTTTACCCTCCCTGTGACATTAATTCCTGTTCTACCTGATACCCCTTTTGACTTCACGCGTCCACTTACATTCAAACCTTTCACTATTCCCACCACCCCTTTACTTTTAAGTAGTCCTGAAACATTATAAGCCCTTACTCTAGCACTCACATACATTTGTTTCGCACCTTGCCCGATACCCTTTACATATATACTTCTATCTCCGTAAGTAATAACTACACCACTTGTATAAACCAATCTTTCCGAGTAAATATCTATACTTCCAATTACATAAATACCGACTTCTTTAGTAGACGTTTTCTTACCTTTTACCCAAACTAATCTATCGGAATTACCTAACAAAACACCCCATACATAAATCCCTCTCTCCGAGGTTGATAGAATCCTACCCTCTACATATACACCTTTATCACTATATGTAGTATCTATACCACTTACCCAAATACCCCTATCTCCTGTTACAAGTATTCTACCTTCTGTGTAAATACCTTTTGTACTTAATGAAGCCAGTTTTCCTTGTGTGTAGACAAGTCTTTCCGTATATACAAATGCCGTTCCTTCTACATACAAACCCCTCTCTGAAACTCCAAATATCCTACCTTCTACATATATCAGTTTTGTTGAATCGCCTGTATCTTTACCCCAAGCCCATATAAATCTACCTGTTAAACCTCCTATACTACCTATTACATAAATACCCCTATCTGAATGTGGATATGCTACACCCTCTACATACAAACCCTTTTCCGAACTCTCTAATATTCTACCTATTACATATATTCCCTTTTCGCTAAACGATACCAATTTACCTTGTACCCAAACCAATCTATCTGAAAACAGATATGCTATACCTTCTACATAAATTCCCTTCTCACTATTACTTAAAATCCTACCTTCTACATACAGTCCTCTTTTACTACTTCCACTTTCTTTACCTTCTACATAAATCAATCTCTCACTATAAGAACCCTCTTTACCTTGAACCCAAACCAATCTCTCACTTCCTACAACCCCACCACCACTCACATAAACAACCCTCTCACTACTACCTTCACTTAATCCTTTTACCCAAATTAGCCTTTCGCTACCATCACCTAAAGCACCTTCTGTATAAATCAATCGTTCTGAATTAGCTATTATTTTACCTATTACATACAGCAATTTATCCGAATAACTATCATCTATACCCCATACCCATAGGAATCTACCTGTTATACCTCCTTCTTCTCCTTGAACATAAATACCCCTACTTGAAAAACTCGTAGCCACTCCTTCTACATATATACCCCTTGAACTTCCTATTACTCCACCTCCACTTACATATAGCAATTTATCCGAATAACTATCAATCTTTCCCTTTGTGTAAATCAATCGTTCTGAATATACAATTCCTCCTCCACTTACATACAATAATCTATCAGAATTACTACCTATTTTACCTATCGTGTGAATCAGTCTTTCCGAGTAAATAACTCCACCACCACTAATATAAATAATCCTATCTGAATAAACCCCTAGTTTACCCTTTGTCCATATTAATCTATCTGAACTACTACCTAATTCACCTTCCGAATATATGAGTCTTTCACTACTACTCGCTAGTTTTCCTTGTGTGTAAATACCCCTTGTAGAACTACTTGTTAGTTTTCCTTGTGAATAAAGTAATCTATCTGAATAGACGATACCACCACCACTTACATATAAAAGCTTCTCACTATTTGAATCTAATTTACCTTGAACATAGACTAACTTCTCTGAATAAACTATGCCACCTCCACTAACATATACAAGCCTATCGCTATAAGTCGCTAGTTTACCCTGAACATATATACTTATTCCGTAAAATTCCGTTGTTTTTCCTTGAACCCATAATAGCTTCTCGCTATAGGAAGCTATCTTACCTTTACTATAAATAAGCCTAGCCGAATTGCTATCAATTTTACCTTCTGTGTAGATTAACCTATTTGAATAAATGATACCTCCACCACTAGCGTATAACAGTCTTGCCGAACTACTTAATAGTTTCCCTTGTGTGTGTAACAACCTATCCGAGTAAACTATACCTCCTCCACTTGTATAGATAAGTCTATCGGAATTACTAATTATCTTACCCTGTGAATATATCAGTCTATCCGAATATACTATTCCACCACCACTCGCATATAGTAATCTATCTGAATTAACACCTAACTTACCTTGTCCCCAAATCTCTCTATCTGAATATCCAAGTATTTTACCTATCGTATATACTAATCTATCTGAATTCGTTAGAAGTTTACCCTGTGTATAAATCAGTCTATTGCTATTTGCTTCCTCACTTGCCGACTTACCTTCTACATAAATCCCTCTTTCCGAGAAAGTCGTAATTACTCCCCAAGTATAAAGTAATCTATCACTGTTACTTAATATCCTTCCAATAGTATAAATCAACCTATCTGAATAAATAACCCCACCTCCAGATACATAGATACCCTTATCACTAAAAGAACTTGTTTTACCCCATGTGTAGACACCCTTATCACTATAAGAAACCATCTTACCCTGTGAGTATAATAACCTGTCGGAATAAACGATACCTCCACCTACAACGTATAATAATCTGTCGCTATATAAATCTATTTTTCCTTCTGTGTATAGCAATCTATCACTATAAGCAGTTATCTCACCTTGTGAATAAATAAGTCTATCCGAGAAAACTACCCCTCCACCAGAAACATATAACAGTCTTGCCGAAGTTTCTGTAAGTTTACCTTGAACCCATATACTTATACCGTAACCTTCTGTAGTCTTTCCGTGAACCCAAATCAATTTATCGCTATATAAATCAATCTTTCCTTCTGTATATATCAGTCTACTGCTATTAGAATCTATAGCCCCCTCTGTGTAGAGTAGTTTATCACTACTTGTAATTACCTTTCCTTCTGTATAGATTAATCTCTCACTTTCCGTATCTAACTTACCTTGTGAATAAATAAGCCTATCTGATGAAGTCTTAAAGCAATTCACATTATCTACAATCATATCTGTCGTAGACAATTCTTCGCTTTCAGTTCCCGCAGTAATATAGACAGCACAGTTCCCTAAAGGTATGGATATAACTCCACTATCCAAATTGTTCCAACTCAATCCATCGGCAGAAGCGTCTACATAATAAGTTCCCCCTGCTTCTCTAAAACGAATCCATCTATGGTTTGTGGCATTATATGTTGTACTATCCACAAAAATCTCATCTACTCCTTCGTATGCATACCATACCAAAGTCCCTCCAGTAATAAGGACACCCGAAGCTAATCCCGATGTAGATATTACTTGAAGTGGATACGCAGAATACGAAACTAATTCCTGATTACCAGCGTCTACAACTTCTAAAGAGACAGACGAATCTTTTAAGTCGTAAATTAAATCTGTATATAAATCACTCCAGGTATCAGCCCCAATTTCCGCAGTAACCTCTATTTGATTATTAGTTTCCGCAACAGTTCCAAAAGTGTCCCATAAATCCCCATCTATAGAATCGTCATTGAAGTTATCCTTTAGGGTGGATATTTTGTCCCTCGCTATTGTGTATATCCCTCTATCACTACTTGCGTCTACTTTACCTTCCGTGTAAATCAATCTGTCACTACTACTAGCGAGTTTACCTTGTGTATAAAGTAATTTATCAGAATAAACTATTCCTCCACCAACAGCATAAAGCAATCTATCGCTTGTAGTATGAGTATATAGACTTAAAACTTCCTCTGGACTTAATGCCCTATGCCATAAAGCTACCTCATCTAAAACTCCATCATAAAATGCCGCGTTTGTACCCGCACCATTAAGACACCCAATTCTTCTACCTGTAATATCTTCGTAACCTGGGTCTACTGTCCATGCTTCCGATTTTTCTTCTTCTCCGTCAATATAAAGTCTGATATGAGTTCCATCATAAACACCTGTAACCAAGTGCCAATCTCCATCATTTACTGCTGTTGTACTTCTTATCCATATATAATCGGTTTCAAATACCTCTCCTCCAGCAGGATTACATACCCAGAAATCTATTATTCCGTCTGCCCTCTGTCCAAGAATCCAACCTGCCCTAGTTGGGTTATTAGAATAAGCGTTGAAGAAATAGCTTGTAGCGTTATCTGTACCTTTTACCCAAGCACTTGCTGTAAATGGGCCTGTAGGTCGCATATCGTCAAAAAATTCCGTATTCATTAACTGATACGCATTAGCGTCAGAAAGTAACCCATCATAAAATACAAAATTATCCAAACTTCCACCAAAAGGAAAAGAAGCACCTCCTGTATGAACCCCGAACTCAGAGTTTACAGCATTTGTAAGACTACCACTTCTTGCTGAACAATCAGCTAAACCTTTATATTCCCCATCCATATAGCAGTACGCTCCTACATTTCTATCTACTCTTATTACATATCTATGCCATTCTCCATCTGTAACAGTTCCAAAAGGAAGGGTAAACTGTTCGTTTGTACCATCATCTAGATTGATTCGCATTGTTCCACTTCGTATCCAAATACCCCAACCCGCTGAACCTGCCCCACCTTTTCCACAAAACTGATGATAAACCGAAGCCGCGTCATTAGTCTTAAGTGAAAACGATATAGAGAAGTCATTTGTTGTGATGTTTAGGGCGGAAGTATTAAGTACAATTCTTGAAGTTGACCCATTGAATATAGCACAATCTCCGTAATCTCCAGCCCCATAAGACATAGCGGTATCAGTACCATTTACACCACCGAAAGTAGCATTTGAATTTCCCTCAAATTTGTAATAATTAGTGATAGTTGACCAACCTATTGCATAAGCGTCATCACCGTCAAAATCTACGGCTTTTCCAAATTTTCCGTCTACTTCTGATGGGTCTGAAATCAATCCTAACTGGTTATGTCTACCTGTGGCGTCTGTTCTTAAATCGCCTGTGTTGAAAGGGTAATAAACCTTTAAGTCGGCGTCATCTAATAGGGAACCTTCTATTTCTGTGGGGTCAAATTCAATAGCCATTTAGTCCTTTCTTTATTTCAATTTCTTAGGACTTTTCTTTCCTTCTTTTTTAGGTTTTGCTACTGTTACCCAACTTTTATTCGTATCTGCTTGGTCCAACCATAATTGAACTCTACTCTCTTTAAGTATAGCTTCTACGAATATAAAATACTTCATATTTGTACCATCGTCGTCGTATTCTACACGCCTTCCATAGTTATATGATATAGGTATTTCTCCACCGAACTTTGGGTCGTTTGAGGGTAGGTTATAATGTTTATCCCCTTCCCATATACCCATTGAGGTTATCTTTAATTCTTTTTCTTTTATATAGGATTGTAGTTTCCACCAAGGGGAATCTTCGCCTTTTACTTTCTTAGCGATTCCCTTGCCTTCTACTATTGTTTCTCCGTTACTTAAACCTGCAACCCATTTTATTGATGTGTTCTCCGGTAATTTCATTAAATTGTTAAATGATTTTATTGATAAGTAAATGCTATTCGCATTTTGTCTGTACTCTTAACACCGACTGATTCTGGTGCAAGACTTACACTGACATAGAAGTCGTGAGTCGTCGCTGGTGTATCACTATCCGTAATACTCAACGCTGTTCCTGAACCATCTACTTCTGTCCATGCCGCGTCTGCTAACTCTGCCATATATACCTTTATTGCTACCGGTCCTGTCGCAGGAGTCGTGCCATCATAAGCATACATAGTTATATCAGTTACAGTAATATTGGTATCATAAGTAATATCAATATGTAAGGTGCATTCTGCTTCTAGAATATCTGCCATATCCTCTGTGCCATCTCCCCAATCACCTGTACCTGAAGCTACATACTTCACGTTATTAGGTGTGTTTGCTGTTGAATCATCAGCCCCACCACTACCTCTGACGTGTGTACCATCATTGTAACCGTCTACAGTTATAGGGTTTCCAAACGTACCATCTGTGAAAGCGAGAAAATCGCCATCTTCAAGTTCGGTTGGTGTTACACCCTGTAAGTACCATGTTTGTACTAAAGCCATTTTAGTTTATTATAAAAATTTAGATTATACACTTATAGTAGTGCGTACTGTCACATCTTCTTTCACAACGAACTTTCCTACTTGTGATGAAAAGATATAACCCTCATTATCTTTTATTTGTATATCATACGAATATTCCCCAATCGCTATATCTGTATCTGTCGCTTCTAACCATACTTCAACTACTCCATCTGTACCACTTCCGTCAAACTCAAAATCCTTTTTTATTAAAGCGTCGTCATCGTCATCATCTCTGTCTTCCTTTACTGTAAAGAATATCTCTGAACCAGTCAAGTCTACAGCTACATCATCTACATCTGTAAACGTGAACTCTAACTCGCTATCATCTCCTCTTATTATTTCTAATATGTTCATTTCTATATAATAATAATTAAACTACAAAAGGTATTGAAGCACACCTACAATTAATCCTATTTTCTGGGGAAGCTTTTATATCTCCAGGGTGCATTAGCTTCTCTCCATTCACAACATAGGGACTTCTTACAGGGACTACAGGTACTTTTACATGACTGTGCCAATCTCTTACCTTCTCATCTCCTACTGTAAGCCATTCTTTCTTCTCTAACACCCCTTGTTTTTCTGCTTCTTCGTATCTCAACTGTTGTGCCCTACCTGCAATATTATTCACTTCTGTTCTTGCTATTACCTTCGTTCTATTCTTATAATAACTATCAAACAATTCATCTAATACAACCGATATTTTTACAGTTCCAAATCCTTGTTCTACACCTTCTTGAAATATAGCTGTTAAATCATCTAAAGTAGATTGTGCTATTTCTCCTGAAAATACATGTACCGAAGTCTTTATATATCCAACCATATCTGGGGTGAATTTGAAAGGTACTGTGCCTGTTACTACTCTATCTGCCACGTCCCAATACTCCTCCATTAACTCATTTACCAAGTCTTTCACCTGTTCCTTAATGTATTTCATTTCATCTTTAGTGTCATACTCAAACGAAATGTCTTTCTTTACCCCTTTCGTTTCCGGTATTGAATCAAACACCCTTCTCTTTAACCCTTTGAAATACTGTGCCATAGCTAGTACCATTTTCGGTTCGTTCTTTATACCTAACTCTAAATGTACCTTCTCTGCCTTATCCTTAAATACATCTCTTACCTCTTTATATTCCTCCATAGATTCTAACTTATCCGTAAGTTCCTTAATTCTTCGTTCTGCCTTTATCTTATCCGTAACAGTTTTTACTTCCTTCTCTATATTAAACTTATCCTCTTTAGGTTCTTCTACAACAGGTTCTTTAGCTTCTGGAATCGTATCATATTCTCCTTCTTTTATAGCGTCTAGTCCAACTATATCTCTTGCTTCATTTACAGTCATAAACGCCTTCCCACTTAATCCACTTGAAGCTGTATTAACTGCCTGTGACATCTCCTTTTTAACAGGACTATCAAATTCAAACCTAATCTTTCTCTTTAATATCTTGTCACTTTCAATAAATAAAGGTAGATACTTCTCACCCAAAAACGAACAGAATCTCTCTGCCATTGGAGTTAGAACTCTCCTAGCAAATACATAATCACTTGCTTCTGCTGTCGCCCTATTTATATTCTCGTCTTGTCCAATGATTGTTTTAGGTACTCTCCAATTAGCAAGTATTTGGTCTTTAGTTTGGGCTAGTATCTTTTCAAACGACATATCCTTAAACGTAGGAGATAGTGGAGTTACATCTATATCCCCCTCTAAAACTGCCGTCTTATGTGATTTACTCACTCCCTTAAACTTACTATTCCAAGCCCTCTCCAATCGCTTCATTCCTTCTGGAGTCATTTTGTTTTTAATCTTCAATACGGTATCTGGAATCGCGTTATTCAAAAAGAAGTTTCTATTGTACTTCATAGCGTAATCCCAAGTATCTATTGATAATGCCGCCGCTTTTACTGGAGATAAACCTCGTGTTGGGTTCTTTGGGTTAGGCATTTTATCGTATATCATTTCCTCTGCTTTATACTTACTCTCCTTACCTTCACTATCTTGATATACAAACAACACTGGGATACCTTTTTTATCAAACTTAATCTCTTTAATTCCCTGTGGGTTTATTGGGTATATCTCTCTATATTTACCTACCTTAGCTTGTGGCATATACCAAAAGTTTTCACCTGCTAGATTCATATATAAGGAATACCATTCTTTTAACGTATAGAAAGTTTCACTCTTATTTACATTATACAAAACCTCCATAGCCAACTCGTTCTCTAACTCCTTCGTATCGTCATCATCACCTTCTACTAACTTGAAATTTATACTCGCAAAATCAGAAGCGATAGACATAACTACAGGATACAAATATCCCTCTAACGCTGATAAATAATCTGAAGTTTTGTCCGTTCCGTCACCACCTAGATTAGTCCACAAATTCGTAACTGTACTATTTGTTGAGAGTGCCCTTTTAAGTAACGAGTTTGTGAAATTCTCTATGATTAAACCGAAGCCTTTTTTCTTTGCCATTTCTAAATGAAACTAATATTAGGTTGGGTACTTCCCCAAATACAATACAATCCAGCAAGTAAGCTATCCCCATAATCAGGTGAATCGTCTGGGTCTATTACTCTCATCTTTCTATCAGACATGTATTTCCCCTTATAACCTAGCAAATCCTCAAACATTTGTCCACTACATTTGCTTAAATCTACCCACCCTTTTTCCATGTATTTTCTTAACGTATAAACCAACTCTGCTTTCTTATTGAAATATGTATCTACTGTCGCTTTCTCTCCTGCTACATAGTCTACCACTTCGTACTTCCTATCTCTATATTCTCTTAAATAATCAGCAATCGGTCCTCCAAGTCCCACAGCGTCTACACCTATCATTTTAATCTCCCAATCCTTTAATATATCTATAACTTCTTTCGCCATAATAATACTATCGTTTGTGTTCTCTAATTTGAATTGCCTTATTACTCTTATCCTATCTCCACCAAACTTAAAAATAGTCAATATCGTATCATCTCCACCTTTCCTTGATGGGTCTAATCCTGCAAATAACTCACCTCTCCAAATTACTTTCTTCTTCCCTTCCATCTTAGTCCAACTCGTTGGGTTCTTTGACTTATCTATACTCGTTACTGTAAACACAGCGTCTTTAGATAGGGAATCTGGAAACTTCACTCCATACAATATATCAAAGTCCTCTGGAGTCATTCCCTCTTTCATCTCCTCAATAAAGTCCTCTGTTAATCTACCTTCCTTAATAGCCTGTTTATAGTCAATCCAAATCTTATAATATCTATCGCTATTCCAAGTCTTTAAGAAGTGGTTTCTCTCAAACGGATTTCCTATCTTTATTAGCCTACTTTTCAATACCTTACCTCCAAGCATTCTAATAATCTTCACATAGTTTTCATTTGGTATTAACGCACTCTCGTCAGTAATAATTACATCTCCCATAAATCCCATTAATCCCATACCCTTACTTGATACCTGTTTTACATTCGCACTCAACACTCTAATATCACTACCGTGTTCCCAAGTAATACGATTCCTACTCCTTTGGGTCTTCATCTTCTCCAAGCCCTTTACATCTACCAACCCAACTAGGAACATTGGATTATCAAAGATGTGCATAACGATATAGTCCATTATGATTTTTGCTTGTTCGTCTTTTGGTGCGATTATTGGAATCCTTAAATTCTTCGTAGTTGCTAACCATATAACAGCAAACGCCACAATGATACTCTTACCATATTGGGTAGGGGTCATTATTTGCACCCTTCTTAAATGGGAATTGGTTAATGCCCAAAACAATTCGCATTGTCCATCTGTAGCCTTAAAGGGTTTCCCATTTTCGTCTTTGAAGTAACCCCTAATTATCTCCCGAACTGTCTTGAGTTCCTTCTGGGTTATTTTCCTGTACTTGTTCGCTATTTTCATCTTCTCTTTCAATCAATCTATCTAATAATTTGCTTGTTTCTTTTAAGTCATCTGACTTGATAGTTGTATCTACATCCTGTTCAACCCTAGTAGAGAAATCCTCACGTTCTATACGTTCTAAATACCACTTAGCACTTGTTATATCCTTACCATCTACAATATCTTTTGCTAATACTTCTCGTGCTTTAGCCCCTACACTACCTCTCCAAGCGTCTATTTTCAAACGAAGTTCGTCATCTTTTAACATCCAAGTTGAAATAGTAGATTGCGGAATCCTAGCTAAAGAACAAGCCTTATTCACCGAGTATCCCAACTTAAAATAAGGTTCTAGTGCTTTGATAACCTTTTCTTTATCCCACTCTTTACCTTGTGCCATTGTTATTAATATAAAAACTTACATAAATGCCTATATAAGAGGGTTCTTTGCGGGTAACCCTCCTAATAGAAGTCTACATCATATCCTCACTAACAGTTTGAGGTATAAACTTAATGAGAGGTGCTGATAGAACACTCATAGCCCCTTTCATAAGTATATTAACGTAAATAATCTCCCATACTATCGCTAGAGGTAACACACCGGAGAAAGCTATAAAACCAAATATGAAGCTATCTACAATAAGTGCTACTCCATTTGAGAATAATACACCGAGAACATCATTCATCTTTTTGTGAACGTAACTGAATATCTCTGTATCTATTAACTCACTAAACACTTCTGCAATAATACTCGCAAGTGTTATTCGTGCTACTGTCAAAGGAATAATCAATCCGTACTTCTTAATAAACTTCTTTAACGATTCGTATTTTTCATCATCTATTTCTTTTGGGTTTTTATCCCACTCCTTGAGGTCTTTTACCCTTAACTTCTCTACTTTTACGTTTGGTAATTTACTCTCCATCTATAAATCTCTCAATACTGTCGTATATAAAATCTCTTACATAAGCCGTAATACCCCAAAATACACCTATTCCAATGGACGATAAAAATAACATCCCTAACAGCTTTAATAAATCTAAAAACATCTTATTTTTATAATAACTTATGTGGACAAGACAGGAATCGCACCTATGTTCTGCTTTCGCAGTCTATCTGTTACTTGCCCTTAATATAGCCATACTACACTCTCTATCTATTAAATTGTAGTCACCTGTTTCTAATAACTCGTGTACCGCTTTATAAACTCCTACCCTATCGTAGTCGTGGAATATCATTAACCCACCACTTACCAACGAATCTTTCCAAGCCAATATATCTTTTACAGCCCCTTCGTAAGTGTGGTCACCATCTATAAAGATAATACCAAACTTCAAATTGAGAAACTTTGATACATAACTTGAACCCCCTATTATCTGAATAATATTACCTAAAGCATATACTCTTTGGTCAATCGGTTTATTCTCTAACTTCACTCCATTTGGGTCTGGTTTACCCCATTTATAATTCATACAATCCACCGTCACTATATCAATATCCTTATTTACTAACCTGAAAAACATTGTACTCCTACCTCTATATGTTCCTATCTCCAAGAAATAACCCTTCGCTTCTTTTACATAATCATATAACATCTCCATTTGTGCGTGACTAAACCAACCATCTATCTCATCAACCTTTTTGAATATATTATCAAAAGTCATTATTTCTCTATTAAATAAGTTAATCGTTTATCGTGTTCATTAAACTTCCCTAATTCCTTTACCTTTGTAAAATCCTTCTTGAATTTGTTTATCGCTGTTTCGTGTGAAACATCTCCATTATGTTCGTAGAAAACCTTATCCGCCCTCTTTAAGAATGGTGCGTAACCTAAATACCTATACACCGATAAATAAAATATAATATCTGGGTCTATATCTCCGAATTTATAATTCTTTCCTTTCTTAATATCTATACCTACCCAATCTATATTGAAATACCCTAAATAGTTTGAAACCTCTCTTGCCCCTTCTATTACACTCTCATAATCAACACCTACAACCCTAGAAGCCCCCATATTACTCGCGAACCTACAGAAATACCCTCCACTACACCCTATATCCCAAACCTTCTTCCTATAGTATTCCACCTCCTTAAACTTAAACATTCTATTCAAGTTACCTCTCCACCCCTTTATACCTAACTCTGGGACTGCTTGATATACTTCATCACTCCAAGTTACCGATTTTTCGTACCTCTCTATCATTCTATCGTAATAATCGTCCAAGAAATACACACCCTCCGTATCTACCAACTTCCCATCTAACACATTAGACATCTGTCCATAATCTAAAACCCTAAACGCAAATCCATACTTCTCTCCTAATTTACTAATCTTTTCATATACCTTCTTTGTTTGTATTCTATTCTTTGCTATCCCTTCCAAAAAGTCTGTAACTACAGTAGGAAAATACATATTGTCTATTTGTAGTAGAACCACTTCGTATATTCTTGGGGCTAAATCGTACCAACTACATATATTTTGTATTCTTATAGCGTCCCACAGTTTAGAGTATTCAAACTTCCTTACACCTGGATTATTACTAATTGGGAATATTCTACCCCATAAATAGTCGTAAAAATCTTCCTCCCTATAAATAGGATTGAAATACACTTTTAGTACTACACCTTCTCTATCAGTAATCTTCTTTATAATTTCTTCATCTTTACAGATAAAGCTACAACTACCACTCGCTATCCCTTGATAACTTGGTATTCTGTTTAGTTTTATTGTTCTTATCTGATTGCCCAACATCTTCCTAGTCCTAATATTCCTTTCACCCAATTTACTTTATATCCGTTATCTTCTAAATACCTCGCCAACTTAATCCCTTTTACATACCCACTATGTGTTTCCATTACTATTCTTTTAATCTTTACCAAATTGTCTTTTCTTATACTATATAATATATCATACTCACTTCCCTCACAGTCTAATTTCAAAAAATCTATATCCTTTATCTCAAACAAGATATCCTTAAAATATTCCACATCTACCAACCTTTCTGTTCTATCTTCTTTTTCTTTAATCTTTTCCCCTATATAACCTGAACCTGTATTTTTATTATTGTGGTCGTATGTAATAAACTTTATCTGTTTCTCCATATTAACTCCCATATCTGTTCCTCTAACTGCCTTCTGAAAACATTTAATCTTCAAACCATTCAACTGATTATTCTTTCTTAATAAATCAAAATTCTCCCTGAACGGTTCATACGCCCAAACTTTCGCCCCTTTCTTTCCTGCATAAACACTAAATGTTCCTATATGTGCCCCGATATCAATTACCTTCCACTTCGGTCTTATCTCAAACTCATCACTTGGTAAGTAAAAAGGATAATCCCCCCATATCTCACTAACTATCTGTCTGTCGTAAGTTTCCGGTCTTACATAAAAACTCGCTTCTACGAAATTCTTATATGCTTCTTGTACTTCTAGTTCATTTACCATATCTTTTTAATGCTTGATAAACATAATTAGCTTTAGTACCGAAATCAAAAATATTAATCAACTTCAACGATATTTTATTCGCGTCCATTTCTGTCCATTCCTCTTTAATAACTTCCTTCATAAACTTCTTTACATCTTCCTCTTTTGGTTCTGCCCACATTGGCAACCTTTCTTTATAATACTTCTCCCCTTCCCAATTATGAAACGTACTTGGTTCTAATGTATAGTCAAAATAAGTTACCCCAATCATCTTACTCTTAGTCTGATACCTTAAATTGTAATGTGGTCCTCCCCAATCTGTCGTTCCAATCCTACAACCACAAGCCCCTGCTTCTATTAAAGGTAACCCGAAACACTCTGCCCTGTGTGGGTGGATATAACAACCATTCAACGCTACAGTCCTATACACTCTTGCTAGATACTCTCTACTCCAGTTATCAAACAAGTGTTCTATTTTCGGACAATTAGGTTTCTTTCTCATTTTCTTAATATAATCTTCTGTTTCTTTTCTCCAACCATACCCTCCGTCTTTAATAATTAAAACCACCTTATCTTCTTTTGTAAATGTTTCACAATACCACTTAATTAAATTCCAACTATTCTTTCTGGGCTGTGTACTACCTACCATTAGAAACTTAAACAACCCTTTATGAAAATCCTTTAATGGTTTTACTTTATGATTAAAAACCTTCTTATCTATTCCATCTAGCGATACATTTATCAACTTATCAAAATAAGGTTCGTCTTTACATACCTCCTTAACGTGGGGACTGCTACAAAAGGCAAAATCAACGTGCTTCATTTCTTCCTCCCAAACTTTCGGACACCTATCGTTTTCTTGATGTAGCCATATAAAACGCTTTCCGTTAAACATCATATCTATTCCTTTACATAAATCAAAGGAAGTTTCTTTATCGTGATATGTTTGTTCTCTCAAAACTACCATTCCTTTCGTTCTTAAACCATCTGCTATAGCATTCGTAACAATATCGTAAGAAGCCATACTATCAAAACCCTCCCAACTTCTATGTATTCTTAAAATATTCCTATCAACCATTCGTTCCCTAATAAACTTGGCATTCTCATAAAATCCAGGTATTTTCTCTAGCATTTCCTGATTATCTACATCTTCTCCTGCCGACTTGTGTTCAAAATGTTTTATCTTAATATTATTGTTTGTTACAACCTTATATCCAATCATTCTAGCCCTCAAACAGAAGTCTAAATCCTCGTGCCAAAACTTACCGTTTGGAAAATCCTCAAATTGATTACCGATAAACTCTAATAACTCTCTACGAAACGCAAAACAAAATCCAGGTACAGTATCGCAATATCCCCTTCCGTTTTCTCTCTCTACTTTTCCCCAAGTTAAAGGTTTGAAAAAAGCTGTATTTGTTCCGTGTTTACCTACTATTCCTACCTTCTTATCCTTGAATTCATCTAGGATTGTTTTAGCCCAACCTTTACCAACTTCTGTATCGTTATCTAAAAAGACACAATACTTACCCGAAGCATACTTCAAACCATCGTTTCTACCACCTGCAACCCCTCTATTCTTTGTGTTTAGTACTAAATAGGATAATTCCTCCACTTTAGAGTCTAACCACTTTGTAGAACCATCTGTGCTATTGTTATCCACAACAATCAACTCATATGGAACTCTCGTATTTTCCCAAATAGACTTCAAGCAACCCTTTAGATATTTCAAGCCATTCCAATTAAGAACGATAATTGAAAGTTCAGGCATTTATACTATTTATTAATTTAATCCACTTATCTTCTATCTTGTCCCAAGTCTTATCCTTAATGAATTCGTAGGCGTTATCTACTTTCTCTTTTGTTTCTCCTCCACCTAACTTCCAATCGTTGAATACCAAATTCAATTTATCCACAAAACTATCCACATTACAAACTGTTCTTGGAAACACACTCCACCCATACGGAATTGTAAATCCATCTTGTTCTACTAAATACCCTCGTTCTTCGTTCTCTCCTATAATCTCTATATGACTTGTATTTCTAGGCAT